TTGATTTCAATTGGAACAACTTGACCATCATTCCAAATAATTGTTTCTCCTGTTTTTTTGTCAATATTAACCTTGATTTTGGTGCATTTTGTAGTAGTTGATTCACTTCTTTTTACATTATCAATTGCGTTTGATAATGCTTCTACAAAAATACGAAGAAGACCTGGATTTATGTCAATATTTTGTTTAACAATTCTATATTCATTATCTTCAACTTCAATAGCAACATAGTCTTCAGCTTTTTTTGTTTTATTAGAACCAATATACATATCAGCTCTTGTTAGAATATGATCAATATGATCTTTTTTAATATATTTTGGTTTAGGAGGCATATTTATTTTATTTTAAAAACACAAGTTTTTAAAAATCATTTTTATTTTTTAAAATTAAAAAGACTGTTTATCAAGAGCAAGTAATAACAACGCTCCAAATGTAGCAACATATCCAGTTATATTTAAAGCATATGAATCGCCTTTAGCAGCAGGGTTATTATATAATTTAGCAGTAATTATAGCACCTGAAATAACACTAATAACCATTAATGAATATATAATATATAGATTTATATCTTTAGCAAATAATTTTATTAAAATTAAAGCTGCTAAAGTGGCTATTGTTAAACTGATACATATTTTAAATGTTAATTTATCAGCATCGCTTAAACTTTGGGTTTTTAACCACTTGTTAAGGCTTGCGGCGGCAATTTCACATAAAATTGCGATTACTAATACTATAAATATACGATTATTTGAAAGTAGTTTGAGAAGTTCCATTTTATAATAATATAATATTTTATTATAAAAATTTAATTACATTTTAATAATACTGTAAAGTTTTTGTTATCTTTTGCTATTATTTTTATATCATAATCATTATCTTCACCTTTTATCTTTATCTTATTTATTTCTGTATCTGTAACATATTGATATAAATTGAATGATTGTTTATTGTATTTAATTGAGCCTTCTGTATTAATTTTTTTGATATCCCACTGTATTGCTATTGATACAGCTTTTTTCCATGTATCTGTATTTTGTGCCATATATACTAGAGGTGATATTAAATTATTTTGGAAAAAGTATGGTGTATCTCCTTCTATAATTGTATGTTCTAATTTATAAGTTTTATTTCTTTCTGTTATCCATTTTTTAATTGAATCTTTACCTTCTAAAATTATTTGCGAAGTATATTTTTCAAAATCTGTAATATTATTATATACATTATGTATTGATAAACGGTCTTTATAATTTATCAAATTTTTTATATTATATTGAACGGCCAATTTTAATGAGTAAGCTAATCTTTGTTTCATTTGTGTAGAAGTGACAACGAGTTTTCCATCCTGTATTATACCATTATTTTTAATAAATGAATTTGTAGTTGGTTTATATGTAAAATTTTTTATAAGAATTGTTTGATCTTTAAAAAAAGGTATTATATAGTTTTCTATATTATCTATATCTTTATCACTAATATATTTTGAAAATAACCAATATAGGTTTTCTTGTATAAAAAGTGCTATTCTTTTATTGTTATTATATACATTCATTACAGAGTCTGTTTCTTTTCCTATAACTAGTGTTGAATCTTTTATCTTGGGTATATTAAATGTATATGTTGTGTTTTCAATTAATGGTATTGTTATAGACACGTTTCCAATTTTTCCAAAGATTGCTTGAGAATTTTTATCAGTTTGTAAATCTGTTATAATATTTTTTAATTTATTAAGTAACTCTTTGGCTGTTGTATCATTTACCCTGTTAATAATTAATGTTTTAAGTTCTGGTATTCCTAGTGGAGGTATTGGACTTGTAATTATGGTGATTTCTTGACCTTTAAATTCAATATTTAATGATCTTGTTTTACCATATGAATCAATTTTTTGAGAAACTAGTTTAATGTCTTCAGGTAGAGGAAAATATATTTCTGTTAATTTATGGCAAAGAGTATAAGTTTTTGATAATTTGTTAAATGTTTTTGAAATTTCATTAAATAAGTTTGTTTTAGGTTGAAATAGGTATTTTAATTCTTGATTATTTTTAAATCTACCTATTAATTCGCATTGAGGATTGTCATATAAATTAATATCAACATCACTTCCTTTATGTATTAAAATACATATAGCTGGAAAGTCTTTTTTGAATCTATAATAACCTTGGACGTGATTTGGTATTATCATTGTAGATTCTCCCGAATCCCTTCTTTCAAATAAATATATGTTACAAGTATATGTTTCTTCTAAAAGACGTATAAATATTTTTGGATCTAAATATTTGTTTTCATCTTTTACAATATCTTTAATATCTTTATATGTTTTATCATATGCTTCTTGTCTACATACAGCAAAATCTACTAATTCATTTCTTGCTATATTTATAGCATCTTTTCTATAAATTTCGTCATCATTAGACAATATATCTGGATTAATAGCTTTTATTACACATTGTAAAAAACTAGAAGGTGTATTATCCATACCAATTCTTACATATTCCCAGTCTTGATTTATTGATTTAAAAAATGTTTGGAGTTCGTCAGGTAAATATGCTAACTTATCAAAAGTCATTATTTTCTTTTTAGATGTAAGTATTCCTCCAGATTCTGCTACAGTTTCAACTTTTGTGTCTGTTTTTGTATTAAAATATTCATTATATGGAGACTTTAATTTTGTAGTTTGATCTAGTTTATAACAACATGGAAAAAATGGATATTTATCTTTATTTTCTAATGTGCTTTTTGTTAATCCAGGATATCTATATACATCACTCGTGCATCTATACCAGTATTGAGGGCCTTCTTCTGGTGTTTTTGGAAAATATAAGAGTGGAACACCTTCCTTTTTCAATCTTTTAACATCTTCTGGTTTTACAATAGATACTATTTTTTCTTTACCACAACGTTTTTTATATCCAGTTTTTCCAGTTATAAATAACTCAGGATTAACATCTTCTAGATTTTCTTTTTCTGTTTGTATATCTTCTAGTTCTCTGTCTTCTCGTCCATATTCTTGTATAAAATTAGGGATATATTTTTTATATTCTTTTATAATACCCTCTTTTAAGTTATTATATTCTTCAAAAAGTTTTGACATTACATTCATAAAAAATTTTACATTATTTTCATTCTTTGATTTAGTAATATTTAATCTAATATATGGTTCTCCCATTTTTACATACCCATTTTTTATATTAACATCATTTCTATCAGCAACTCTTGGAGTTATAAAGCATCTTGTTTTATCAAAATTTGGATGTGTAAAAACAATAAATATATCATTCTTATCTTTACTTGCTTTACTACTCTCATTTATAATTAAACGACTAGAAAATAATTTATTATTCATAATAAGCTCTGCTAGAACATATACATTCAAAGTCTGTTTTGGAAATATAAAATTACCCTCTATATTATCAACTATTTTTTTATAAATTGATACGCCTGGAACGGTATTCATTATATTATTAATAATATTTTCTTCATTTTCAAGATTTGCATCTGTATTTGTTTCAACAGTAAGCTTAATAATAATATACTCTTCTCTTTTTCTATTAATAGTAATCATATCTTTACCTATAAAGGCGTCAATATATTTTTTTCTATTCTTTTTTATCTGTGAATTGACTTTCATTACAATAAGATCTTCCAATCTCAATAAATCCCAGTCACTTTCTTGAGTTGAGACGATATCAAAGAAATTTTTTGAAATCTTTGTAAATTTATCACATATTGAAACTGGGACTTCATCTGTAAGTATTATTTTATTAAAAAACTCTAATATTCCTATATTTAGATTTAAGGCTAATTTAAAATCAGTCTTTTCAACAATAAAGTCTGTCTTATTTACACCTTTTAATGTTTTAAACTTTTCATTATCTAGATTCATAAGTTCTACTTTTTTCTTATTATATTCTATACTTTTACTAAGTTTTTCTAGTATGTTGTTTGATTCTAGTTGAGTGGATATTGTAACATCTGGAAAATTTTCTTTTGCCAGTTTTATTATTTTTTCATTTCTATCATGTAAGGCAATCCATAAATTAACTAGTTCGGTTTTATCCAAATATGGAAATTTAGATATATCTAAGTTTTTGGTATTTCTTATTACATCTAGTTGATCTTCAATAATAATATTTTTTTCAGCTATTAAACTCTCCATGTCATCATCTTGAAACTTTTCAAAACCATATAAATACTTTGGAAGTGTATCTAGACTGGCAGCTACTCTTTCAATAATATTATATACAGAATCAAGATCATATATTTTTAGCTTAACCCCATTAATATTAACCATTATTCTTTTATTAAAAAGACAATTTTTAAATCTATTTAAAAAATATTTAAAAATTTATTTTAAAGACTTGGCAAACTTTTCAATAGAGGCAGCATCTCTACCACCATTATACTCAACTATTCCTACTCCATTTGATCCAAAATATGTTGGGACACCTTCATAATTTGATAGTAAATTTTTCAATCTATCGCCAAGTTTTTTCTCACTAGGATTTCCGTCTATTTTAACGGTGCATACAAATACGTCTGGATTAGATACAGCAAGTTTTGTAAAGTCAGGTTTTGCTTTTGTGCAATATCCACAAAAAGATCCTTGTATCATACATACAACAGGTTTGCCAGGATTTATTTTTAAATTTCCACTAGAATCTACATCTTCATCTTCCAAATAATATACCGGGACATTATTAAAGTTTTCCATTTATTATTTACAATATTTTTTATTTTTATAAAACAATTTAAAGTTTATATTTTAAATATAAAATAAATGACTATTATATTCAAAGCAAAAACTACAGAGGGGTATTCTATGAAAATTTGCACTGAATTACTTCAAAATAACATAAAGACAGCTTGTTTTGAAATTGATGAAGCTGGTATTAGATTACGCATGATGGATCATCATAGACGTGTTCTTATAGATCTTGATCTTCAAAGTGAAAATTTTACACTATACAAGTTTAAACACCATGAAAAAATGTTTATTGGTATTAATATGAGTCATTTTCATAAAATGGTTAAAGCTATTAAGAAAAAGGACTCTATGGTTTTATTTATAGATGATGAAAGACCCACAGATCTTGGTATTAAAGTAGTGCCAAAAGAAAATAACAGAGTAACTACATCATATATAAAAATACAAGATATACAAAATCTTGATATTGACATTCCAACAAACTATGGGAAACCAGTTATTGTTCCGTCAGCTGAATACCAGAAACTATGTAAAGACATGAATAATATAGGAAATACAATTAATATAGTATCAAAAGGTTTCTATGTTAGATTTTTATGTAATGCAGGATCCGTATATTCAAGAGAAGTTGTGTTTGGTGAAATTGAAGATGAAGATGATAAGAACGATTCTTTAAAAGAACAGCTTGAATATAATGAAGATTTTGATATTGAACAGCTATCTAGAATCGCAAAAATTTCAGGATTATCTTCTAACATGCAAATGTTTCCTAAAGAAGGCTTACCATTATTTTTCAGGTCAAGCATTGGTTCTCTAGGTAAAATCTCTATATTTATTAAGTGCAAAAAACAAATTGAAGCCGAAAACCTTAATATAGAACCCGAATCAAACGAATAAATATTTTAAATAAAATCTATTTAAAATCACTTTAAAAATAACTTATATGATACTATTAAAAATACTGTTATTCCAATATACAATGTAATATCATTTCTAGAAGATTTGTTAATTTCAATACCTAAACCACTTAACAATGGATCAATCAATGAATAATTTTTACCTGATAATTGTCTTTCAATCTTTGTTATAAAACAACCATCAAGTGCTATAAATAATACTATTCCAATTAAAAGCAATACAAATATAGTCCATAACACTTTTCTATGATTTGATAACCAACCAAATAACATGAAAAGCATAAGGGCAAAATGACTATATAATATTAAGTAATATAAATACATTTATTAAATCTTAAGATTAATAAAAATAAATAATATTTAAACATATATTATAAATAGTTAAAATGAGTAATTCAATACAAAATTTAAGAATTAATGAGCTATCTATTGATAAGATTCGTCCTTCTATGGCAACATATACTGATCCTAGTATTGGCGGATCAAAAATTGTTGTAATTGGAAAACCTGGATGCTTTGCTAGAGGAACTGAAGTTTTATTATATAACGGAGTTGTTAAAAAAGTAGAAGAAGTTCAAGTAGGACAACAATTAATGGGTGATGATTCAACTCCGAGAATTGTTCTAGAATTATGCTCTAATACAGATATGATGTATAAAATAACTCCTAATGATGGTGGAGCATGTTTTACAGTAAATGAAAAACATATTTTATCTTTAAAAAATATTTCAACAAGTGAAACAGTTGATATAGTATTAAAAGACTTTTTAGAAAAGCCAGACTCTTTTAAAAACGATCATCTATGGTATAGAACTGGTGTAGAATTTAAACCACAACAATTTGTAATTGATCCATATTTTATTGGTTATTGGCTTCTTAGTCATGAAAATATGGAAAATATTATCCCAGATGATAAAAAATATCAATTTATTGGTTATGTAAAAGATCATTCACTAGAAAAATTTAAACATATACCAAACGCATACAAGGTAAATTCTTCTAGTGTAAGATTAAGATTATTAGCCGGTATTATAGATTCAAATTCCTCTTATGATTATGATGAAAATACTATTAATATTTCTTTAGACTCTTACGTATTAGCCAAAGACATTGTATTTTTAGCACAATCTCTTGGGTTGTTTGCTTACTATAAAACATTTATTACTAAACATAATGACCAAGAATACACTTGCTTTATTTCAGGAAATTTACACACTATTGAATCAACCACATTTACAGACCTTTTCAAAAAACGTTGTAATACTCCTTATAACTCTGGACTTACTACTGGTTTTACAATTGAAAAATTAAATCACGATAACTACTATGGCTTTGTTCTAGATAATAACCACAGATTTTTACTACACGATTTCTCGGTCGCACACAACACAGGCAAAACTACCTTAATTTCTTCAATTCTATACGAAAAAAGAAACATCTTCCCTGTTGGTATGGTAATGAGTGGAACCGAAGACAGTAACGGCTTCTACAGAAAAATGTTCCCCAGCACCTTCGTCTATAATAAGCTTGAAGAAGATAAAATACAAGAATTTGTTAAACGACAAAAAATAGCCAAAAAACATCTCAAAAACCCTTGGGCCGTTCTTTTACTGGATGATTGCACCGACGATCCCAAACTTTTCAATAAGCCCCTGTTCCAAGGCTTATACAAAAACGGACGTCATTGGGCGTGCCTTTACATCCTCTCTTTGCAATACTGTATGGATATCAAGCCAGTTATACGCACCAATATTGACGGAACCTTTATTCTCCGTGAAACTAATCTTAAAAATCGCAAAGCTCTTTGGGAAAATTATGCTGGTGTTATTCCAGACTTTACCATGTTTTGCGAT